CATCAACGGGGAGAAGATCGAAGACCTTGAAGCCAAGCTGGCGAAGGCGGAAGCTGGGCTGCGGGAAATTGCCGGAGAGTGCGGTTGCTTCATTGCCCGCGCCACCCTCGCAGAGATCACGAGTGGCGTAGCCACGACGCCCTACGGGCTAGAAGGAGAGAGCCATGAGTGAGAACGAACCCTTCCAAGTTGTCGTCACTAACGTTGAGGAACATGAGGATGGTGCAGCTACCTACTCATTCGCTATGGACGACAAAGCTCAGGTAGAGATAGCGAATATCGGCCTAGAGTTTATGCTCTACTGTGCCTCTTACGGACTAGACCTGCAGTATGTGCTAGAGAACCTTAAGCTCATTGCTGAGCATCAAAAGGAAGAGAGTAAGAGTGAAGATAGCGCAGCGTAGCGAGCAAAGCTCTTATAAGACAGTATTGACACACCATGCACTGTCGTGGTCTACAGGCAAGCCTGTGGTCGTCAAGGTGACGTTACCTAGGGAGCCGTGGGTAAAGGAGGACAAAGATGAATAACTTCCTGACTTGGTGGGAGCGAAGGGGTTGGTGGTTCGCACGTAAGCACAACCTAACGGAAGAAGTCGTAAAGGAGATATGGGATGAAGTGTGTCGCTATGGATATCGAGACTGACGGGCTGGACCCTACGCGCATCTGGGTGATCTGCTCTAAGGACTTGGACACCGGGGAAGTCATGCAGTTCCTCAACCCATCTCATGTCGTCGAAGAGAAGGAACGCTTCCGTGAGTATTGCAAAGATGTTGTGGATAGTGGGGGAAGGTTTGTATTTCATAACGGTCTTGGCTTTGACGTTCCTGTTCTACACAGCCTCATTAGCCCTGACTGCATACCTTATCTATCTGTTGTCGACACCCTCATTGTGTCCCGTATGATCGACTACGACATCAAGGACGGACACAGCTTGAAGGCTTGGGGTATCCGCCTCGGTCTCCACAAGGGTGAACACAAGGATTGGTCTAAGCTCTCGCAAGAGATGATCGACTACTGCCACCAAGACGTTCTGGTTACCTGTGCTCTATTCGAACGCTTCCGTAAGGTGATCTTCGACAAAGAGATGGCGATGGGTCTACGTTGTGAACACGACATCCAAATCCTCTGCGAAGAAATGACGACCAATGGGTTCAAGTTTGACAAGGAGAAGGCTGAGGAGTATCTGGCTGAGGTCACTGAACGTATGAATGAACTTGAGGCTGGCTTCCAGAGGGACTTCCCAGCTAAGCTTCAAGAGGTACACAGGGTCAAGTTCAGGGTAAAGCAGGATGGGTCACTGTACTCCACTGTTGTCGATGCTAAGAAGAAATACCCTGTCACTCACGTCGATGGAGAAAACTTGATCTGCAAGGATTGGGTACCCTTCGACCCTGCATCACCCCGTCAGCGTATCGACAGATTGTGGGAAGCAGGATGGACACCCGTAGACAAGACAAAAGGACACATAGAGTATGAGCGTGAGCAACGGATCAAAAACAAGTCCAAGTGGCAAGGACGAGGAAGATGATCGTGGCGCTAAGTTTGCCCGCTACGGGTGGATGTGCAATGAGATGAACCTGTCGACCCTCCCAGAGGATGCACCTGATGGCGCTAGGAACCTATCGGAGTGGCTCACCCTTGAGGGTCGTAGATCAAGTCTTGTCGAATGGCTGGGCCACGTTAAGGACGACGGACGCATCCACGGTAGGTTCACCCACATTGGGGCATGGACGGGTCGTATGGCTCACTCAGCACCTAACCAAGCGAATATCCCTGCGGCCTTCCACGGCACCGCTAAGAGTGCTGTCGACAAGGTGAAGGAGAAGTACGATGGTAAGATGCGTGGGCTGTGGGGTGTTGAGGCTGGTAACTGGCTCGTAGGCACTGACGCTGAGGGTATCCAGCTACGCATCCTTGCCCACCTGATGAAGTCTGAGGAGTACATTCACGCTATCGTCAGTGGACGTAAGGAAGATGAGACAGATATCCATAACCTGAACAAGAGGGCTTTGGGTATGTCGCATGTGACTAGGGATATGGCCAAGACCTTTATCTACGCCTTCCTCCTCGGGGCAGGTAACGACAAAGTGGGGCAGATTCTCAAGGTCAGTGCCAAGGAAGCGGGTCAGGCTGTCGAAAACTTCATGGAGAGTATCAACGGTCTGAGTCGTCTAAAGAAGCAAGTGATCCCTCACATCGCAGAGATGGGTTGGTTCAAGGGCTTGGACGGACGCAAGGTCAAGGTTCCTAACGAACACAAGACACTTGCAGGGTTGCTACAGAATGGTGAGGCTGTCGTCATGAAACATGCGGCGCTTAGATGGACAAACTCCGCAAGAGAAATGGGGATTAAGTTCAAGCTAGTCACGTGGCCTCATGATGAATGGCAGACGGAAGTGTACGGAGACAAAGAACAGGCAGAGTTACTGGGTTCCATCCAACGTCAGTCCATTGTTGACACCGGGGTAAAACTCAGTATACTATGCCCTCTCGCAGGATCGACTGATATCGGTCGGAATTGGTTTGACACCCACTAAAGGAGACGACAAATGGGTAAGACGAAAATTGGTGTGTTCGAAGGTGAAATCTACTGGGCGCGTGTGTTCCCCGGTAACATCGACGATAGCGAATACCACAAGGCCACGGAAGGCCAGTACAACTGCATGTTCGTTCCGAAAGACGAAGAAGAGTTGCAGAAGATGCTCAAGCTTGGCTTCCCTCAGAAGTCGATGGGTAACCCTATGGTCCGTGAGATCGAAGCTGCAGGTGGTCGTAAGGGCATGAAGCTCAAGCGTCCTAACGTTCACCCTAAGATCGAAGACTTCGGTGGTGCTCCTGTGGTTACCCACGGCAAGACCGACAAGGCTTGGGATATGGACATTGACGGTGAGCTTGGGAATGGCACTAAGGTTGCCGTTCAGATCAGCATCTACGGTGAAGGTTCCACTGCCTCTGTGCGCCTTGAGAAGGTAGGCGTCCTTGAGTTGGTGCAGTTCGAAGCCTCTGGCGCTATCGGCTGGTAAGATACTAAGGGGGAGCGAAAGTTCCCCCTAACCTCCAGAGGAGAACGTAATGGCTATCACGGCTACGTATATCGACCACATGGGAAGTGATCTGTCTGTCGTCAACGCAGCACGGGTTAGCTTCGGTAAGAAGTCTCACTGTGAAGAAACACGTTGGGTGGATATGGGTGATTGGTGTGGGGATATGCCTGTTGTAAATGACAAAGACACCAAGCTGATCCACTACCTTGCCAAGCACGGACACTACTCACCCTTCGGCCACTGCTTCGCATCCTTCCACATCAAGGCACCTATCTTCGTAGCACGACAACTGGTCAAACATGAGTACCTGCGTATGAATGAGATTAGTCGTCGTTATGTCGATAGTGAACCTGAGTTCTATGTACCTGATGTGTGGCGGGGTCGTAGCAAGGATAAGAAGCAAGGTTCTGAGGGTGTCGTTAAGGACATTCAGACGGATGCTCTACCCCAGTGGCATGACGATGCTCTACACTACTACTCTATGCTGCTTGAGTCTGGTGTCGCCCCTGAAATGGCCCGTATGGTTCTGCCTCAGTCGATGTACACCGAATGGTACTGGTCAGGTTCGATGGATGCCTTCGCGAATATGTGCAACCTACGCCTCAAGGAAGACACCCAGTACGAGACACGTCTGGTAGCACAGCAGATCGACAAAGTAATGAGAGAAATCTACCCCGTAAGCTGGACAGCCCTAGTTGGAGAAGAGATAAAATGAACAGAGATGCCTACGATCTATTCGACGAATTTCTCCTGAGTGATTTTGTCGACAACCTAGTCACCTACCGTATCCGTGAGACTATCCTTGGGCTTCGCCTTTCTATCGACGCCCTTGAGTTCCGTAACCGTACGCAAGGTGGATTACCTAAGGCTCTACGGGAAGACCTTGAGGAGCACTGGGAAGACCTAGACAGTATGGTCCGTGCCTACATCTACTTCTCAGGGGACTACGAGATGGAGCATATCCCTGAGTGGACCCACAAGGACGTGCCTCAGGACACACCGGGGTGGGACTACTGGAACCAAGGTGATATCAAGTGAGGGTTCTGGTAGACGGGGATATCGTAGCGTACAGGGCAGCTTACTCGACCGAAGGTGAGACAGCAGAGACAGCTAAAGAGAAGGCTGACGAACTGATGGACAACATCGCCTTCGATACGACGACAAGAGGGGAAGAGTTGGAGGTGTTCCTGACGGGTAAGGGAAACTTCCGCTACGATCTGTCCCCTACGTACAAGGCTAACCGTAAGGATACACCACGTCCTGAACACCTTGGTCTTGTACGTGGACATCTTGTTGAGGCGTGGGATGCTGTCGTCAGTAGTGGTCAAGAGGCTGATGATCTGATTGCTATTCGTGCTACAGAGCTTGCCTACGACTGCACCATTGTGTCGACAGATAAGGACTTCAAACAGATTCCTTGTCGTCACTACAACCCCAACAAAGGTGAGTGGGCATCCGTAGGTGAGTTCGAGGGTACCATGTTCTTCTACTCCCAGATCGTTATGGGTGACAGAGCGGACAACATCGAAGGCATCCACGGTATCGGACCTGTGAAGGCTAAACGTCTCTTGTCGGAATGCACTACGGAGCAAGAACTGTACGACAAGGTTCTAGGTGCTTACGACAACGACGAGGAACGTGTACTCACTAACGCCCGTCTCCTGTGGCTACGACGCAAAGAGGAAGACGTATGGTACCCGCCAAATCAAAGATAAGACAGAAAGCACTCAAGGCTGGCTATCGTTCTGGCCTTGAGGAAACCGTAGCGGATCAGCTTAAGAAGCTAGGCGTAAGGGCTGAGTACGAGACGACAAAGATCAAGTACAGGGTAGAGGAGGACAGAACGTACACCCCAGACTTTATCTTACCGAATGGTGTCGTCATTGAAACCAAGGGTAGGTTCGTAGCTGCAGACCGTAAGAAACATCTTCTGATCCGTAAGCAGCATCCAGAGCTTGACATTCGCTTTGTCTTCTCCAATAGTAAGGCTAAGCTAAGTAAAGCGTCTAAGACTACTTACGCTGCATGGTGCATCAAACACGGCTTCCTCTACGCCGACAAGGAGATACCGTTAGAATGGCTAACGAAGTAAAAGTCCACAGGATCATTGAGGGTCCGTTCGAGAGCGACGACGAGGATGAAGTTTGGATGCTTTGCCTTGCGGAAGAAGATGGAGAGCTTACGGAGATTGAGGTTTACTTCGACACCTTCGACGAAGCTTACGCTTTCAAGCATCACTTCACCAAGAGTATCGAACCCATCATCCTAGCTAACGACACAGGGGATCACTAACCATGAAAACTCATCTTGTCATTGGCGACCCCCACGCCCACCCTGACTACTCTAACGCACGGGCTGATTGGTTGGGTAAGCTGATCTTGGACCTCAAGCCTGATGTTGTCGTCAACATGGGAGACACTGCGGACCTAGCGTCCATGTCCTCCTTCGACAAAGGAAAGGCATCCTTTCACGGGCGTAACTACCAGAAGGACATTGAGGCCCACCTAGACTTCCAAGATCGTATGTGGCACCCCATCAAGAAGGCGAAGCGTAAGCTACCCCACCGTGTCGTCCTTGAGGGTAACCACGAGAACCGCATCAAGAAGGCCATTCAGTACTCCCCTGAGCTTGAGGGTGATCGCTTCGGGGTCTCGTTCAAGAACCTAGCCTTCGATGATTACTACGATTCTGTTGTCGAATACGATGCGTCTACCCCCGGTGTGATTAACCTAGATGGAATCGACTACTGCCACTACGCTGTCTCAGGTGTATCTGGTCGGGCTTTGTCGTCAATCCACCACGGGTATGACCTTACGGTTAAACGTCACACCTCGACCACCGTAGGCCACAGCCATCTGTTTGACTACCATGTGAACCGTGATAGTAGTGGACGTGTTAGGATGGGTCTTGTGGCTGGTGTTTACCAAGACTATCGTAGCCCTTGGGCAGGTGACATCAACTCGTTCTGGACCGCTGGTGTAGCTATCTGCGGTAATGTAGAGAACGGTGTTTACGACTTCCAGTGGGTCAGTATCGACACCATGAAGAGGATGTATTCGTAATGTTTGACTTGGAGAGCAAACTTAATGCCCTGATAGAAA